CCGCAAAAGTTCGGGATCAGATTTTGACAGCAAGCACAATAGTAAGGGCACCAGTTGCACCATGTTCCTACCGTGTCTCCTATCAAGCCGTAGGGCAGGTTCAGAATATGCGAGCGATCGGGAGACAACCAGATTTTCGGGGTTCCTATTAAACTCATGATTCTCCTTTAGAACGCTTCGCAAGCTTCGGTCGGCATCCGAACCATGCAACCGGAAAACGGGTCGATGCTGAGCACAACCGGAGTCGCCCCGCCGGTCCAATGCGTCGGATCGCCGAACGGAATTTCCGTGAGAGGAATTCCGTTGATCGAATTGACGCAGGTTAGGCCGGACGCCGGAACGAGCGGTTGCTGGAATCGAAACTCGGTCGTCCCGACAAGGTCGGAGCCGTCCACGATAAGAGTATGGTCCAGGTAGTCGCTCATCGTTACGGTGAGGTCGGGCCAAGTGCCGGTGACGGTGCAACCGGTGATCGCAGACGCCAAGGCGGAGTCGGCGACGTTGTAGGCTTGGGCGGACGTTGGCGTCCCGCCGTCCAGGGTCGCCGTGAACGTCCCGTCGATGACGGACGAACCCATCGTGAGCGTGAACGTTGCGTGCATCGTGTCCGTCGGGCTGTCGCCCGTAACCGTCTTTGCAACGGTGAGGGACGGCTCTTGTCCGCCTCCGTCGAACATGACGCAGTAGAACGGGATATTGGCGTTCAGGATGTCGGCGTTATTGATCTCGAAAGCGACGTGGTTCGGCGTCGGATGGAGGGAGTTGTTTTCGATGCTGGCGTCGTGCGGCGAAAAGTCGCTCGTGTAGGTGACGGTGAAAGGTCCGCCGACGCTGCCGGTCGTCGTCGTATTGCCGGTCGCCGTGTCGATGTCTGAGGCGGAGCAATTGTAATTGAGCGTATAAGAGTGGGTGTCGATCTTGAGTTCCCAGGTGCCGCTCGTCGGGCTCCCTGAAAATGTGATCGTCCATGATGCGTTCGTCGAAAACGAATCGCCGACCGAAGCGACTTCAAGGTCGATTTGGGCTCCGAGCGTCCCGTCTTCGTCGCCGGCCGTCCAGCCGCCGCAACCGTCCGTGGACGGGGCTTGCGATGTCCACGCATAGGCGATCATGTTCCCGCATGAAGTCCCCTTGCCGGTCACGCTGGCGAACCGGTAGTTCCCCGCGGTCGTGATCGGGCTGAACCACAAGTCGCCGTCGTCATCGGGGCCGATGCACTCGCACCAAACCATACCGGAACTTGCGGTCGTCTCGACTCGCACGTCGCCGAAGGAAATCCATCCCGAGCGTTTGCTCAAGATCATTACGGTTCCGTTGGCGAACCCGTCGCCGCCGAGACCGGTTAGGCCGATCCAACGATAGGTTTCGCTCGCTCCAGGGACGCCGGTATCGAGCGTCGGCTGAACATGGTGATACCTGAGTAAAGTTTGCACTCCGTCGGCCGTCGCTCTCGACATCCCGAATACTTTGGGTTGTGTATCTTTCACTGGCTCCTTAAGGAATGATTACCGCAAAATCGACGGTGTCGCGGACTACGAACGTCGTGTAAACCGGCATGGTCGGGTCTCCCTTGTGTCCGGCACCGTCAAGGCAGACCGCTTGCGTGGCGACGGCTCCCGTCAAATCGTCTCTAATCGCTCGCAACTTCGGCGGAGGTCCGGCATCGTAGATTTCTTCGAGACCGGCATCGAGGAACGTCTGCAAGGTCCGGTCCGGCTGATCCTCGGTTGCCTGCGAGAACGTGTAGGTCAGTTTCCAAAACGGAATGCCCGATTCGTAGTCCTCGGAGTATTTGACCGAGTCGCACGACAAGGTATTGGCCGCGAAGTTTTGCCAGTCGTTCAGATTGCATTTGCCTTGAACTTCGTCGATATGGTTCGACAGTTCCGCCACGTCGGGAAAGTCGATCTTGGTTCGATTGATTACCACTTCATGCTGTTGCACCGTGCGGCCGATCATGAGCGTCGAAGTGAATGGCCGACCCGCCGAATTCAATATGACCGTTCCTGCGATGTCCTTTTCGACCGGCACGTCTTCGATTCTGCCGCCGCCGCTCCATACCGGCGGTTTCTGTTGCGGGGCATCTTTCTGCTTTTGTTCGTCCACGGTGTCCGTATCCCAGGTTACGGTGCCGGTCCATGTCGTCGTGTCCTCCCGCTTCGGCTGCTCAACCGAAATGTCCTTCAATCTGGCTCGGGTGTCCGACTCGCCCGAGTTCGGGTCTTGGAAGTAGGAGCCGGTCCAGGGAACAATCACCACGCCAAGGTATGCGGCGATGCCGCCTGCAACGGCTTGGATGCCGTCGGCGGAACTTGTCGTGTTCACTTGAAAGGTTGCCGTGTAAACTCTTCGGAAGTCCTTAAGTGTAAAGTCCCCCTTTCGAGTTAGCATTTGCACGCTTACGCTCATATCACTCCTAACTCTAATGGCTGCATATTCTGTATTGCGTTCAGCATTTGCTGTTGAATCGTCGTTTGCTGCCGCTCTTCCTGGTAGGCGTTCTCGGCGATCCGTTGCATACGGCTCTCCAGGCTTTCGCCTTGGCTTCCATATCGGCCACGTTGCAAGGTAAGAATCTCTTCCTTGCTGCCCTTGGCGATGAGGTCGCCGACCTTGGTCTCTCCCATTGCTTGGGCCGCTTGCCGGTATGCTTGCTGGACCGCACGGCCGTAAGTTGTCTGGTCGATGGCGTGTTTGTGGAAGAGGTCGTCATACTCCGCCAGGTCCGCCGTCAGTTTGTCCCACGGCGATTGAAGTTGCTTTTGCAAGTTGTCGCCTTGCTCGAATAGTTGCTTTTCTTCGTTCAAAAGGTCGAGTTGGTGCTGGAGTTGCTGATTCTGGCCGATGATGCCTTCTACGATCTGCCGTTGCTCTTCGCCGACCGCACCTTGCAAGAGTTTGTTTTGCGTGACCTGGTCGTTACTCATGCCCCAATACTTGATCGCATTTTGGAGCCGCTCTTGCTGTTCTCGAAGGGGGTCGAGGTCCATCTCCACGCCGACGGGCTTGCCTGGCTTTGCCTTGTCCATCGCCTCGATAATGCGGCGAATCGCTTGTTCGGCAACTCCGGCTTGGCGGAGTTGGGCCGCGAGTGCTTGCCCACGTTCACGGACGGAAGCTCCGGAGTTTGCAGGCCCCGCCATGTCCTTTTTCATCTTTTCGTAGCCGGCCGGGAGCCGGGCTTGCCCGAGGGCCGACACGACTTCGAGAACCGCTCCGCCCGCTGCGAAGATGGATCGGAAGACGTTGGTGATCTCACTCAGGCCCTCGACAAGCGAAGGGATGCCTTCGCCGACCGCCCAAGCGACTCCCTCGACAAGTCCATCGAAGAACGCTCCGATATTGATGAGGGCCGACCGCACGAAGTCCTTGACGGCTTGCTGATTGAGAACCCAGGATTGAACCCAGCCGGAGACGGTCCTCGACGCGGCCTCGATGACGGGACCGAGTTGCGACATGATGACGTTTGCGACTCCCTGAAACACGCTCTGAACCCTCACGACGGCTTCGCGGTATGCCTGCATACCGCTCGCCGCCTGGCGGGTCTGGACGCTGTTGAGGGCCAAACCGAGGTTCTTGGCTTCCTGGATTGCTTCGCCGAAGGCTTCGGGGTTCGATCGCAGGACACGAGTGAGGGCATCGCCACGCCGGCCGAGCAAGTCGTGAGCCGCTGCCGCCTGTTCAAACGGGTTCTTGATCTGCGACACTGCCCGCATGGTCCGCTCGAAAATCTCATCGGGCGTCTTGCCGCGGATGTCGTCCATCGAGATTCCCAGACGCCGGAAAGAGCCGATCGCCCCTTCGTTGCCGCGGAGGGCTTCGCCGACTACCTGTTGATAGTGCCGGAGCCCCTCAACGAATTGGGTCGGGTCCAGGCCGCGAAGACGTGCCAGGTAGTTGAGGCCGGAAACGGTCTCGGTGCTGAGACCGGTTTTCGCTGATTGGGCAAGAACGCTTCGGGCTTCGGTCGCCGCGGAAAGTATCTGGTGAAGGAAACCGGCGATGCCGCCCGCCAGGGCTCCGGCAAGTCCGAAACTGATCGTGTCGAAGAAACTGTAAAGTTGCGACTTCGACGGCATCATCGCCGCGACGTTGATTTGCGGCACCGGCATTCGCTTGACGTAGTCGGTGAATTGGGCGAGCCGCTTTTCGGTCCTCGCGATTTCCTGCATTGCAGGATCGGCGGACGCGGAAAAGAGGACGCTGTCTTTCGAGAGGCTAATCGGCATGAACTATATACGCTTTTGCTGCTTGCTTTCGAGCCATGCAAACGTGGCGATTTGCTCGGCGTCCTTTTCGTTCTCGGATTTGCGGGCTTTGGGTTGAGGCGAGATAAGAAACTTGTTCAGCGAAAGGTCGGTGTCTTTTTTGGCGTGGATTCCGGTGATGATCTGGCGAAGCCAACCGAATTGGAGGTCGTCGCCGCGAAAGCCGCGGGGATACATGGCGAAGTAGATACGCCAGAGATTGTATTCGACGGCGGGCATCGCCATTACTTCGGCAATGCTGAGATGTCTTTCGAGAGCGAGGGTGAAAACGAAATGCAGGTCTTCGCCCTCGGTCAGCCGTTTTTTAGTTCGTCGGTGTTGCCGATGCCGTTGTATTTCATGCAGGCTTGACCGACTCGGGAAACAACTTCGCCTTTCTTTTCGAGAATGGCGTCGAGGTCGCTGTCCTGAAAGAGCCGTCGGCCCTCCTGATCGGCGAGACCGAGGATGAGGGCTCGGGCGTCCATGTTCAGGGCGAAAACCTTGCTGGCGTCCTTCGATGAGACGCCGGAGAAGTTCGCGAGGAAGTTATTATGGTCCGTTGCCGACCATGCCCGAATGAAGCATTCGACGTTCCATTCGGGAATGCTGATCGGTTGCGGCTTGCGGTCGAGGGCTGAAAGAATCGAATCTCTGATTGATGCCATGAATACCTTTCAAGAATATGGAGCCCGGTGTCCTTTGCCCCTTGGAGTCGTGAGCGGCCGTGTCACGCTCCTTTGGTCTCGACTTGATCCGCGAGGCAGGTAGCCCAAACCGGGCGACGGCGTAGATGGGTTAGGTTACGGTGTAACCGGTGTTCGACTGATAGACGATGCTCGTCGTGTCAAGTTCGCCCCAGCCATTTGCCTTGACCTTAACCGACTTGATCCATCCGCCCGCAGAGGCGACGGTCTTCGTCGTGGTGCCGTTGCACACTGCCGACAATGCCTTGGCGTCCACCCCCTGAATTGCGACGAGTGCCGCGTAGTTGGCGGAATCGTAAAGGGCTTCGATGGTGCATTCGCTCGGGTCTCCGAGCGGCATCGGCTTGTAAGTCCGGCTGCCGGTGCTCGAAAGGTTTGTCGTCTCGACCTTGTCGAACTCCATCGCAGGAAAGTCGATGGTCTTCGGGTTCACTACTGCTACCGTGCCGATTGTTACTGTTGAGCCGATTCCGAATTCCATTGTTGCTTTTTACCCTTTACGCTGGAGATACCATTATGTATTCCCCTTCAACTCTTTTTCGACGGCGGGCCAAAACTCTTTCGCAACACGTTGGCGGAACGTAGCTTTGTTCTTCTCGAATGCCGCTCCGACGACGGGCCGTTTCTTGCTCCTGGACGTTCCCGCTTCCAAAAAATGGAGGTAAACTGCTGGGAACACTTGGCGGGGTTGATTTTTACGGGCTCCGCGAGAATAGACGCCGCGAGTGAATTTCTTGTCGCTCCGGGCTCCGATGACGGCGACGATCGTTCCCGTCGCGGCATAAGTTCGTATTTTTGAGCCCATCGCTTTTGAGAGAAACCCGAACCGCTTGACGGCTTGGGCTTCCGACTTCGCATCTTTGGTGATCGGTCGAGCCGCGATCGTGACCGCACGCCGTAGGTGCTTGTTCACGATCGACCGCTTTAACGACTTGAGGGCCGGCAACGTCTGGCCGAAACTGACTTGGTGCTTTCTGGTCGTCATTGGTCCTTCATCTGGGTTCCGTCGTACTTCGTGACGTTGCAGACGGTCTCATTCGGGGCCGACTTCCGCACGATGCCGGTAATCTGGTATCTCTCGCCGAACCGCCGATGGATCAACTCGTCTTTGGCGGAGACGGCGGGCCATTGGGCGAGCGTTATCACGGCGTCGGACTGTGCAAGCCGCATACTGGCGGAAAGGGTTTCGGACCCGGAAAGCGTCTCCAGGTTCCCCCAGAGCACGACGCTGCCGGTGAAGTTCTCCGGCCGGGCTCCGGTTTCCGAAACCGTGGTCGATTGCTGCATCCAAGTGAAAGTTTCCGTGTATGCCATTAGACGTTCCTGATCCTTTCGAGGATGCGAGTGATTCCGAGATTGAGTTCATACGTCCGCTTCTCGGATTCCGACTCGCGGTAGCGGTATTTCGTGGCGACGATCGACCGCACGGCGTCCTTGACGATCGCCGGCAAAGTGCTCCATCCGACCGTGTAAGTGATCTGGACGGCATCGGGCCGGACGTAGGTGGCGGGCCATTGCGTCTTGGGAGCAATGAAGGCCGGTAGAAAGGTCGGCGAGAGGAAGTAGTAGTCGGAGCCGCTCATCGTCTGGAGCGTGTTCGTCGGGGCATCGTAGTATTGGACCGAATTGACCGCGGAGACGGGGCTCCGATCGAACTTGATTTTCCAGAAGTCCCAATAGGGGCCGGGCTTCATGATCGGGTTATCGAACCGCGGCGGGAAGAGCGGCGACAGGAACACGCCGCCAGGAGCGTAGGCTCCCGAATACTGGAGGAACGTGCCGGGGAAAAACTCGAATGTCTCCATCCATTGCTCGGAGCGGAGAACCTTGCCGGTTTCCCGTTCGATCATGTCCACCACGGAATACGTCAAGTCCGTCAGAAAATCGTCATCGTCGGTCGTGTTTTGGGCGTTGCAGGCCCTTTTGAGTTCATCGAGCGTGATCGGCAGACCGGAGCCGGGCATTATCTGTGTCAGCATGAGAGTATTTAGGGGCGATGCCCGTAAAACAAAACAACCGCCCTTTCGAGCGGTTGCGTTGCATCATCGGAGACGACAATGAATTAAGCGTGCATCTTGAGGTAGCGACCGGCACTTGCGTTGACGACCGCCATGTCGATCCACATATACGATTCGATCGAGATTTGGCGGTAACGGGCGTAGAGTTCGCGGAGAATATCCACTTCCACGCCGCCGACCATGCGGACGTGCAACACGTCTTCCCAAGAACCGAACGCGGCGACGATATGAGTCGCGGCGAACGTCTGGAGGTTAGCGTCCGTGCGGACCGGCTGACCGAGCAAGGTATCTTGCTGGCCGGCTCGGATGTCCCCCATTTGCCATAGCGGACGGGAGAATCCATCGAGAACCCCCATGAGCTGGGCTCGGAGAGAATCCGAGACGAGCCAAGAGGCTCCCGGCTTATCGCGATATGCCTTTGGAACCGCGTAGAACGTCGAATAAAGGTCGTTCAAGGCAATGGCCGTCGGCGATGCTGAGGTCGCACCGAGCGAGATACCTCCGGTTGAGAGGATGCCTTGCGGGGCTCCTGACGAACCGATGCCGCCGGAACCGATGGTCGCCAGCTGGTTGAGGTAGCGTCCCGTTCGTTCGCCGAGTTTCTTGGCGACGAATTGGAGCAACGGATACTTGGAGTCGCGGTCGGCTTCCTTGCTGATTCGCTGGGCTCCAGAGGCCACGCAATGGTTGCCGAACGTGATGGACGTGAATGTCTGGTCCACGTCGGTCGTGTCTTGGGCGTTCTGTGCGAGCAAGTAGCCCATGCCGGCCGTATCGTCGTCGATGTCGAGTTGGAAGGGTGCTCCGGTGTCGGTTTCAAACTTGAAAGCGTCATCGAACACGCCGCCGGTGTAAAGGGCGACTTCGTAGATCGCATCGGCCAAAGTGGTCTGCATGAGCAAACCGGCATCGCCTGCACCGCTATTTACGGTCGTGTCGAGGGCTCGGCTAATCGAATCGCGACGGTTCAGCGAACGGGTAATCGGCGAGACGATTCTTGCGTTCGGCTCCCATCCCATAAGGTCGGCGTCCTTGCTGCAAACGTCGCCCTTGCCCTTCTGGTTGCGTGCGAGCCATCCCTTGAATGCCTTGTTGATGTCGATGGTGTCTCGGGCTCCTGACCGCATCATCGGTGCAAGGGAGCCGCTCTTTTTCTCGGTCTCGATTTCGGCGAGTTGCTCGCGGTCCCATCGTTCCATGCGGACGATGCCTTCGATTTCCTCGGTCTTCGCCTTGTATTCGGCGTCCAGCCGGTCGAACTCGACCCGTTCCTCGCTGTTGAGCGGTCGCCCGCTTTCGTTTTTGGCTCGCAAGACGATTTCGTTAATCCGCTTGTAGAGTTTGCCTCTTTCCTCTTGAAGTTCTTTGCTATTCACTAATCCTCGGTGGGTGTGTCTGTGGTCGGCTCTTGGGCCGCTACGTCATGCTTGGATGACTCCGGTATCTAGTGCCGCGAGTCGCTTTTCGTATTCGGCAAGGTCGTTTTCTTGCTCCTGGATTGCACGCACGAAGCATTCCGTCGATTCGTAGCACGGCTCGAAAACGATGCTGATCTCATCGAGGATGCCGTCGCGGATAATCGTGATGTCGTTATTGCCGTCGCGGGCCTTTTGCCGTTGAAGGGGCATATACCGGAAACTGCATCCGCCAATCTGACGACCACGGACCAAGGCAAGAGCGTCATCGGACCAGCTGGCGTCATTCACTTCGGCGTCGAATTCGAGCCCGCGGGCCGTCGTTTTAAGCGTCAGGTTCACGTCGGAGCGAGCCAATACCCGTTCCTTGTCGTGATTCATGAGCAAGAACACGGTGCGACCGCTTTTGAGCGTCCGCTCGAATGCTTGCGGGTGCAGCCGTTCGTAGTGATTCTTTCCGAGTTCAAACTGGGTGCCGGGGTCGGCGGGATCATAGAAGACGCACGCAACGCCGGAAATCTTCCGACTTGCTGGGTCGATCGACGTGAATTTGGCGTTTACTGATCGGACAATCGCGTCCATAGTTCCCTTTCGATGGTGGTCAGTGATTCGTTTTTCTTCGCTCGCTCGATGACATCGGCGAGCCAGTCGTCGATTCCGGTCTCATGACCTGGCATCGACTCGGCGATTACGTCCCGGTGCCGGAGGAATTCGGCGGAATCGAGGTAGGCGTCTAAAAACGGCTTGCCGGCTCTTCCCTCGATTGCTCGCTTGATCCGCTCGGCTCCCCTCTTGGCGTTGATCGCCAGGAGTTGGCGGTATCGCACGGTTGATTCTCCCTCGGGCTCCTGGTCGGCTCCTGGAGCGTCTGGAGCCGGCATACCCGCAGGTCCCTGCGGGGACGGCGGAGCGGGTTCCGGCTCCGGTGCTTCGACGAAAGTGAGATTCTCCGGCATCTTGTGCCAATCGAACTTCTCGTCGGCAATCGTCGGCAGGTTGTTCGCCTGGAAATACTCGTTCAGAGTGCAAAGCCCGTTGTTCAATTTGGCTACCCAGATGTCATTTTCGACATCTTTACCTTCCATTTGCAACTCGGAGCGGTTGAACTCGATGTAGGTGTCGCCGGCTGCCTTTTCTTCCTCGGTCAAGAGTTTGTAGTCGAGTTCGCTCTCCATCATGACCAAGAGCCACTCCAAGTCCTGCAAGAATGCCTTGTTCACTTCAAAAAGGCTCTTGTAACTGGTGTTTATGGCCGCTCCGAGTTTGCTGGCGTCCAGGCCGACGGCGTTCGCCAGGTCGATGAGCGTCATTTTCCGCAACTCGACCAATTCGGTATCCTGGTTGCTGACCGCGATCGGGGAAATCGACATCCCCTTTTTGAGAAAGATTGCCCGATGAGCGTTTTCGATCCCCTGGTGCTCGACCGCGAATTGGTCCTTGATAGCGTTCTCTTCTTCCTTCGACTTCCACGGCACGTCCATTTCGACGATGAACTTCGGCGATGCTCCGTTGCGGAAATACACGCTCGTGTATTGGATCATGGCTTGTGCGAGGCCGACGGAATCGGCCATGCTGTCGATCAGCGACAAGCCCAAAAGATTGTCGCCGAGCCCGCGGAAATGGATCATGTCGAGCGGATCGACGAACTTTCTGGAGCCGTCGCTCATGAGGACGGAGTATTTGAGTTGCCCCTCGACCATGACCGGCCGCGTGGTCTCCGGATCGCATCGCAGGATTTCGACCGGCACGGCGAACCGCTTGCGGACGATCCACGAGTAATGATTGCCGTGCAAGCAAACGTCCACGACCGCGGCTTGGAGCCAGGTGAAGCGACTGTAAAGCGGGCTCGGGCGGTTTTTGATGAGACCGTAGGCGACGTGTGCCGTCAGCTTCTCGCGGCTCCCGTTCGTGCCTTTTGAAAAGATTTCGGGCGGCATTCTGGCGATGGCGTTGGCGATAAGAGAGACCGCTCGTTTGATTGCGGGAATCGAGAGCGTGCTTTTGCGTGTTACGTTGGTTCCGGCTCGGGAGAGATTGCTCCCAAGGAAGCGACCGGCGACCGGTGACGAGAGCGTGAATTTAGGGCCAGCGACCGCCCTTGCGATCCATTCTCTGATTTCTTGAAGCATGACGTATTTAGCCGTCATGCTGACGAAATCCATGAAGCGTCCGCATATCCCGCGTCCTTTGCCGCCAGGTAGCCGGACATCGAGAGAACCGCCGCGACGGCTGCATCGACTCGGGCCGTGCATTTCGACTTGGCAATAAGGATTCCGTCGGCTCCGATGCGGCGGAGGACGGCATTTTCAAAACACCATCGGAGGCATGGATTGTCCGGCACGATGATTTCGCCACGCTGAAAGGCTCTCTCAAGTTCGACGGTCGGAATCACCATCGAGTTGCCCGAGTTGCACCGCATCTCCTGCATGTCGATGCCGTGGACGTTCCGCAATTCTTGGGCCAGCAAGTCGGCGTTCCAAGGGTCGTAGCGGCAAGAGTGGATGTAAAAGTCCTTGTCGTCCTGCAAGATTTGCGGGATTAGGTCTTCCTGTTGGATCGTGTCGCCTGGCGTGGCGATGACGTAGCCATCGCGAACCCAATCCCGATAGGGTTGCTTGTCGTCGGCGGTTTTCTGGTCGAGGGTCGCCTCCGGCGTGAAAATGCGGGGCAGCAAGTGGAGTTTGCCGTCCTTTTCGATCAGCAAGAGCCATACGGTAAGATCACGTCGCCTGGAAAGGTCCAAAGAGGCATGGGAGAATCGGCCGTGCAAGTCCTTCTCGTCGAAGGGCTGGACGGCTTTTTCGTAAACTTCGGGGGGAATATACGTCTCTGAACCCGCCTGAAAAATGTTCAAGGAAAACATTTTGAACCGGCGTTGCTGGCGAAGGTCGGTCTTCACGGCTTCGTAGTCGGCTCGGAACTCGGCGGGGTCGATGAGCGTTCCCCACGATGGATTCGCCAGCTTCCATCCTTCCTCACGGTCCCACAAATGGGGCGGGCAGGAATAGACGGTCGGCAACATGAGCGGGTCGAGGTCCGGATTCTTGGCGACTTCCTCGGCACGGCGGAATAACTGGTAGCCGACGTGTTCACCCATCTCGTGATTTGCAGTAGAAAATGAGAGAATGTAGCCGTTCCACCTTGATCTGTTAATATTCTGCAATTTTTCCCAAATTTGTTTGGCGGAATGCCCCCAACTTGCGATCTCGTCGAGGATGGCACAACCATTCCATCCGTCGGCGGAACTCGGCATGGAAGACAGAATGCGGATAATCGACCGGTTTTGCTTGTTCTTGATTTCTTTGATGTGGTCTCTTGTCCAAAATCGCTCCTTTAGGACGGGATTTGAATCCACCATGATCGCAGCACTTTCATAAATAATTCGTGCTTGTTTTGCTGAACCGGCAATGATGATTACGTCTTGTCCGGCGACTTCGATTGCGGCGTGGAGTGCTAATGCACTACCCAAGCCTGACTTGCCATTCTTGAAGAGGTCATCCCCCTGGCGTCATTGATTAGCCAGGGGGATGACCTTTTTTGGGACGAATGTAATGCCCTTGCGATACTTCCGTTTCCATTTGCCGTCGATGTATTGGCCGACGCCGAAGAATTGGTTAATTAGCGTGAGCTGCCAGTCGAGAAGAATCAACGGCTGACCGGCTCGCCCGAAGTTACTGTCGGCGGGCTGAAGGCAATACGTCTCGATGAATCGTTTGATCTTGTTTGCTTCTTCAGGATGAAAAGTCGGCGAGTTCATCTTTCCTTTCTTCAACCGCGGTGAAGGCTTCTCGTGCAGGGTCCACGCATCAAATCCTCAGCATTTTCCGGCAAGCCCTTGAAAAAGACAAGGGACCGCGCGAAGGATG